GGCGTCTGCACTTACTGGCGCAGTCGCACCAAGCCTGCGTAACGATCCGGGGCGTCCAACGCAGACGCTGACGATCAGTGGTGTGCTGGCACCGCCGCTGGAATCCCGTTTTATGCTGACCGAGCGCAATAACCTGCTGTATAGCGGTATCTCAACGTTTACGGTCGCTGATGATGGTTCTGTGCAGGTCGAGAAGACTATCACTACCTACCAGAAGAATAAATTCGGTGATGCAGATGACAGCTACCTGAATATTGAGACGCTGTTTTTGCTGATGTTTGTGACACGTTTTCTGCGTACACAGATTACGTCCAAGTTCAGCCGCATGAAGCTGGCTAATGACGGCACCCGGTTTGCACCAGGATCAGCCATCGTGACTCCGAACGTGATCCGCGCAGAGCTGATCGCTCAGTACCGCACGCTGGAATACAACGGCTATGTACAGGATGCTGCAGCATTTGCCAGAACACTGCTGGTGGAGAGAAACAGCAGTAATACTAAGCGTATTGATGTGCTCTGGACCGGAACGTTGATAGATCAGCTGGAAATTTTCGCATTACTCAATCAATGGCGTCGTGCGCAGACCACATCCTGAGGAGGATTTATGGGAGATACAACTAACCGTCTGGCGGGTACTGCCTACGTTACTATTGACGGACTGACTGTGATGGTCGCAGGCCAGTTCAAGTACAGCCCAGGCAAGGTCGAACGCACCACGCTCACCGGGATGGATACAGTACACGGCTATAAAGAGAAACCCCGTGCTCCGTTCATTTCTTACCAGGCGCGTGACAGTGGCAGCACATCGATCGCACAAATAAACGACTCCACCAATGTGACGGTGGTCGTTGAGCTGGCGAACGGTAAAACGGTGATCGGTGAAAATATGTGGTCCGTGAACGCGCAGGATGTGGATAGCGAAGACGCGGTGTTTGATGTTCGCTGGGAAGGCGGATCGGTAACGGAGTATTGATATGGCTGTGCTTGAAAAAAATAAAACCATTCCACTTTGTAAGGCGCTGGAATCGGCGAATGTCCGCTATGAACATCTGGATCTGAAAGAACCCGCCCTGGCTGAGGTTGAGCAGTTCTATGAAATGCAGCGGTCTAAGAATGGTATGGCGGCAATGAAACTGTTGCTGGCGTTAAACACGGGTGTAACAGAAAAAACACTCAGCGGAATGGCTTACACCGATTATAAAAAGTGTGAGGATTTCCTGATGTCTTTTTTGACTTTCGATCCCTCGGCGGATGGCAGCAGTTAGCTGCCGAGGTCACAAAATATTACGGATGGGGGCCACAGGATGCGTGGTCCCTGACCCGCACTCGCTTAGATTTCTGGGCTGATCAGGCCCGCCGTATCGAGAAGCGTAAGGCAGGTAGATAATGGACAATTCATTCGACTTTGAGCTGACAGCGAATGATGAGGCATCGGCTGCAATTTTGCGGATTGAAGAAGTCGTAAAAAACCTCAATCCGCTTTTAGACAGAACTCGTGATTCTCTGGCTCTGGGGGGGCAAAAATCCAGGGATGACCTGGATGGTCTGGGAAGCCGTTTTGACCTTATCGCGAAAAATGCCCGCAGTGGTGTCCAGTTCATTGGTGATCTGGTTCCTCCGCTAAAAATGGTGGGTGGTTTAACGCTGGGACTCGGTGGCGTCGGTGTTGCTGTCAATATGGTAAAAAACAACCTGACCAGTTTTGCTAACACGGGTTACCGAATTGATACCATTGCGAAAAATGTCAGTATGACCGCTGATGCCTTTCAGGAACTGACGGGCGCTATGGTTGAGAACGGGAGCGCCCGCGAAGCTGCTGAGGGTTCGGTCAGTGAGTTGTTCGAAAAGGCAAATGATGCGGCTCATGGACGAAATGATGGATTTCTGGCGCTGCTGAAACAGCGTGGAATCGATATTAACCTCACCAGGGATGGTCTGGCTGATGTTGGACGGCTGGTCAGCGACCTTAATCGTTCCATGCAGTCATTACCGTCAGGCCAGCAGGCATTGCTCGCCAGTAAGCTGGGGCTTTCTCCTGATCTTCTCAGCTATCTGCGTAATACCACCAGTGAGGTGCAACGGCTCAAGGATCAGGCCAGGCGGGATGGACTGATTTTTAGTGATAAGGACCTGCAGAACGCCCTGGCATTCAAACAGCAACTTAACCAGATAGGTGCAGCCTGGGATGGTTTATTGATGAAGGGGCAGGCCTGGCTGGGTCAGTCAGAAACAATGGCCGCATCGGTAGATCAGATTAAGCAGGTTGTCAGTAATGGTCTGGACAGTGTAACCATCGGTTCGATACTGACATTTAATAATGGCGGTAAACAGGCTGATATTTTACGTCAGGCGCAAGGCGACGAAAAATTTAAAGATACGCTGTCATGGAAAGAGAAGCTGGATTTAAGTCTGGGTTATGCGTCAGAGGATTTACTCCCCAAAATTAACGCTTACTACAAACCAGTATGGCTTGCAGATCAGTTGAAATCTGATGTGGATAAAATATCTGCCTCCCCGGAAAAAGGAACCGAACCGCATATACCGTATGGACAGCCAGGAAATAATGCTCTTGGTGTACGTAACAATAATCCGGGTAATTTGAGGTCAGCGCCGAATGCGACCGGACAAAACGGCGGATTTGTCACTTTTGACACGCCAAGAGATGGGAATGCTGCCCTGGCAAGACAGCTTATGCTTTATGGCGACCGGGGTAATAATACGCTAAATGGTATCATTCACACTTACGCACCCAGTAAAGAAAATAATACTCAGGCTTACATTAAATCCGTATCGGACATGACGGGTTTCAATCCTTATGACAGGCTGGATCTTCATTCTCCGGATATTCTTCAGAAAATCATTCCAGCGATTATAAAACATGAAAATGGTACACAACCATTTAGTCATGAAGATATTAAACTGGCAATAGATGACTCAGTTAATGATCGCCGCTGGCAGGGGCTTCGGGATAGAAACCAGTTGCAGGAGCAGCGTCAGTCTGGGCTATTTGATTATGAGAGTGGGACTGATGAAGGCGGAGGGGGTAGCCCTCAGTCACTAACAAGCCCTGTGCCATTGTTTAATCCTGATGAGCAGGATAATTCATCTGTTGGACGCCTGACTGAGGCAATGTCTAAGGCGATTGATGAAAACAAATTCCAGCTGGAAATTACGCTGGTTAACCCTCAAACCGGAGAGCGCCGGAAAGTGCAGACTGATGGTGGCGGTCGTGTCGCCCTGTCGATGCAATCATTGAGTTAAATCGCTTCGGCGTTTTTTTTGTTTCTGGAGAGTCTATGGCCCTGATCAATGATGCTCTTTCTTCATTGCTGGGAAGTGGTGATAAATGGAACTGGTTTGAACACATTCACCCTGCATCATTCAGGGGGGTGCCTTTTGCTGTTGTCAGCGCAGAGGGTGTATTCGGTCGCCGCCAGGCTGTGCATGAATATCCATATCGTAATACAGCCTGGGTGGAAGACCTGGGGCGTGGCACCCGAAAAATGACTATCCGTGGTTTCATTGTGCATAACAGCCTGGCATATGACGCGCCTGATGTTATCACCCAGCGGAATGCCCTTGTGGCAGCCTGTGAAATGGAAGGGGCGGGTACGCTGATCCATCCGACATTGGGGGAATTAACAGTGAGCGTGCCCGATGGTGGTCTGCGGGTGCTGGAAAGTATAGATAACGGACGTTCGTTTGAATTCATACTCACTGTGATTGAATCAGGACTGAAGGTTTTTGCAGTTACTGGCAGTGCCCAGGCAGATTCTCAGGTTCAGGCCAGCTGGCTCCGCACCGGGCTGATGGCAGGCGTAAAATTTGTTGCAACAGTGAAAGGGGAAATCAGAAGCGTCACTCAGACCATCAAAACGCTGCGAAACACAGCGTCATTTTGGGTAAACATGGCGAAAGGTACGATCAATGAAGTGACAAACCTGAGCAATGTCCTGAAATCCACGTTTGGTAGCGCGCGGTATGGAAGATATAGCAAAGGCAGCATTGGTGGTGGTGTGTCCGGTTCAACCGGGGTGATCAGTCGCACAGGAGATACTGATAATTACGCAGCGCTGGTTGACAGCAAAATGGCTGAGGCAGTGACGGGGCGGGCGGAATTGCTGGCATTAACCACCGCATTTGAGAGCACAGGCTCAGTTGAGTCGTTTCCTGTTGATGCGCGGGCTGTCATTGATGCCGTTATTTCCTTCACCAGTAGTGTTGAAGAAAAAATCCGCATGCTGGAAACGCTGGCATTGTATCGAAACCCGGTATTTTACGCCACTACCGGAGAAAACGCCGTGGCTAATGGTGCCACTGTTCTTCTTTGCGTTCTGTCTGCTGGCGCTCTGGCGGTTACCGCTGCCAGTTATGAGCCTTCAAGCTATGATGATGCGATTCTGATGCTTAATCGTGTTTGTGACACGCTTGATGCTGTGTTGCTGATGGCGGCAGATACGGGTGACGACGACGATTATCTGAATCTGCTGCAAACCCGTAATGCACTGGTCAGCGCCTACAGCCAGAAAGGTGCTGCTCTCAGTACGCTGACTCAGGTTGTCATGCCTGCATCATTACCTGCGCTGACACTGGCCAACCGTATTTATCAGGATGGTGCTCGTGGAGATGAACTGGTTCAGTCAGCTGGTCCGCGACACCCTGCATTCATGCCTGCAAAATTTAAAGCGCTGAGAAAATGAAAGACGAACTGATCTTAACGGCCGGAGGTAAACAAATCTCTGGCTGGGATTCTGTGCGCGTGACGCGTGGCATAGAACGCCTGCCCTCAGATTTTGACCTCTCTTTAATGGATTACTACCCTGGCGACAACGGGGAGCAGTTGGTACTGCCCGGGGACAGTTGTACTGTACATCTGGGAGATGACCTGGTCATGACCGGCTATGTCGATCGCTGGAATCCGGTGATTGGCAAAGAACGCCATGAAGTTCACGCTACGGGGCGGAGTAAATGCCAGGATCTGGTGGATTGTTCAGCTGAATGGCCTAACAACGTGATCAGCCAGGCTAATGCACTGCAGATAGCGCAAAAACTGGCGGCACCCTACGGTATTAGTGTCAGCAGTGATGTGGATGATATGACGACAGTCCCCCAATTCACCCTCAACTGGGGGGAGTCGTCGCAGGAAGTGATTGACCGGATCACCCGATGGGCTGCGCTGCTCTATTACGACAAACCGGATGGCAGTCTTTATCTTACCCGTGTCGGAACCACTCAGGCCGCCAGCGGCGTGGCACAGGGGGAAAATATTGAGGCGGCATCATTTATGTCATCAATGGATGAACGGTTTTCTGATTATGTCGGGGTATCTATGTCGATGACGCCCGCAATGGAGCTGTCACCAGACAGCGGGTATTCCGCTGTTACCCTGGCCCGAAGTCAGGATCCAGAGGTTGCCAGAATGCGTTACCGCAATCGGATAGTTATCGTTGAAAGCACGATGAACACTCATGGGCAGGCGCAAAACTGCATCGACTGGGAAATGAACCGCCGATATGGCCGATCTCGCCGTCTTCAGGTCGATGTCGATAGCTGGCGGGACA